ACAGTGTTTTAGAGAAGTTTGGTATGAGAAAATCAAGAAGTAAGAAAGAAATTGCACCTGCTTATGTAATTTTAACTGAAGATGATATGCAAGATATTGTTGCAGAACCCATTACAGATAATGATTTTGAAAACAGTGAGTTAATTTCAGAACAAGCAGGAGCTTAGTTTTTAACTGATAAAATGTCAAGTTTTTTACAACAAAAACTTGACATTTTATTCTATTTATAGATATGAAAGAAATACAAAATACGATAATATACAAATATATAAATAGAACAAAACTTTCAGATAGCAGAAGAGCTATCTATTTTTATCCAGGAGACAAAATACCTAAAAAATACACAACAACTAATTTTGTTTTTAAAGAAAAAAACAATAAAAAAACATTATTTAATATATCTACAAATCAATTTGTTATAAAAAATCCAAAGACATTTGGCACTGAAAGGTCAATACCAATATCCGGAAATAAATTTTATGCAGGTTTTGATCATCCATCAACCAGAATAAAAGTAATTGAAAGTATAAAGTCAGATTTTTTAAAATATTTTGATAAGCTTAAACAATTTAAAAAAGAAGACTATCCTCTTTACATAGAGTTTGTTTACTTCGATGTTTTTAATGATAAGCACAGTGGATCTGGAATTAAGAAAAAAATACAATCACAAGACTTGGATAACTTAAGATTTGCTTATGAAAAATGTTCTCAAGATTTATTGACTGGAATGAAAAGAATAGTTGATGACAAGTTAACATTTATAAGAAAAATAAGTTCAGAATTTATTATAGTAGATGATCCTGAAGACAGACAATTATATATAAGGTTTTTTAAATACAAACCTGGATATAAATTTAATTCAGAAAATAAACAAATAGAAACAATATGAAAAAAGCTATAATAGACGGAGACAATATACTTTTTTATGCTACAATGGGTAATAAAGTATTAGATGAAAATGGAGAGCCTAAAAAAGAAGATGGAAAGTTTGTTTATGTTGATAAAACTGAAGAGGAAGTCTATAAATCAGCTTCTTCAATAATTGATACTTGGTTAACAATGTCAAAAGCTGAAGAATATGTTGGATTTCTTGGCAATTCTAGAAACTTTAGATATGGTATTTATCCTGATTATAAAAAGAAAAGACCAAGTGCCAGGCCATCATTCTTTTATGAGCTAAAGGATTATTTGGTAAAACAATTTAATTTCCATTTAATAAACATTCCAATTGAAGCTGATGACTTATGTAACATAATGAGGCTAAACCATAAAGATAGCTTTATTGTTTCTGCTGATAATGATATATTAAAGTTGCAAGGAACTCATTATGACTCTAAAAATTGCAAATGGATTGAGACTTCAGCTGAAGAAGCAATGCTTAAATTTTGGAGTGATATGATAACTGGTCAATCAGGAGATGGTATTAAAGGAATTGAAGGAAAGGGCCCTGCTTTTGTTAATAATTTATTTTCTGAAATAAAAGATTTTACTTATAGGGATTCTGTTTTTGCTGAATACATTAATAAGTATGGAGAAAGATATGGAATAGAAAAATTCTATCAAAATTATTTTTGTTTAAAAATTCTTGAAGAATACAATGATTTAAATTTAGACGATTATAAATTTATTAAATATGAAAGAAGAAGTAATTCAGAATTTTAAAGATAAAAAAATAAGTAACAAAACAAGTATTTATTTGCTTCCTATGATAGGTTCTGTTTATAATGACTTTGTATCAAATTCATTTCCTAAATCTAATTACATAAGTTGTTATCTTAAAGATGCAACTTTACCAGATGATGATAAAGCTAATAATTCTGAAAAAATATTAATTCAATATAAATTTTCAGGAGATTTGAATTTTATTGAATTTGAGAAAAAACTAATGTCTAACGAAAACTTTGAATTCTATTATGAAATTGATAAATATCATACAATGTATGTATTTAAAATTCCAGAATTGTGGATTTCTGATTACAATAAATTCAAAGAATGGAAACCATCTAGTTTTTCTCAAGAATACAAAAACAAAGTAAAATTCTTTTATAAACTTAGTAATGATCACATTATATGGAAAGTTTTAAATAAAGATGAATCATTGTTTAAGCAATTAGATCATACTGTTGGTGAAAAAGTTCCAAGAAATCTTGAAGCAAGTTCATTTCCTTATTTTGAAGAAATAGAATATTTTAGAGAAGAATTTAAACACAAAGAGGCTATGAAATTACTTAGAAGTTCTTTTGAGTCAGAAATAAACAATTAAAATATGAATAAATTAAACATTAAAAAAGCTGAAAAAGCTTTAGATTCATTACCTGCATATTCAAAGAAAAGTTTTATTATCTTTAAAGAAAGATGGCCACATTTATCAAATATTAAATTTAATGAGTTTAGAGTAGCAGCAAATTCTGTTATAAAAAAGAATCACATAAAAAACAAGCTTTCTTGTTTAAATGCTGATGAATTTGTTAAGTATAAAATAAATGAATATGAAAAAATACATACAAAAAGTAAATCTTTAGTTGAATATGGATTTGTTTCTGAAACATTTTCAAGAAAGTATAATGACAAAGGTTTGCATGTTATAATGCCTTGCTTTCATGCACCTCATTATAATGCAAGTTTTTATAATTCATTCAAAAGATTTTTGACTGAAAAAAGAAATGAAATTGTTGCTTTACATATCATTGGAGATTTTCTTGACATGCAAGCTTTATCATCACATGACATAAACAATATATCTGCTAATACATTAGATAAGGAATATAGAATTGGAAATAGAATACTTGATGAAATTACAAGCATACTAAGTCCTAATATTCTTAAAACTTATATCTGGGGTAATCATGAAGACAGATATAATAGGTATATGAGAAATGTTAACAATGCTAAACTTGGAACTGCATTGCAATCACCAACTGAAGGTTTAAAACTAACAGCAAGAGGATTTCATGTATTTGAAAATTGGAAACAGTCTTATATAACTATTGGAGAACATTTGACTTTATGTCACGGAGAATTTGTAAATATACATACTGCAAAAAAGCATATAGATACTTATAGAAAATCTGTAATGTATGCTCATACTCATAGAAAGCAAGTGTATATTGAAGGAAATACTGGAGGTTTTAATATTGGCTCTATGGCCAATTTTGATGATTCAGCATTTGGATATGCATCAAGAGCTATGAAAAGCAGTTGGACAAATTCATTTTCAACAGTATTTATTGATGATCAAGGTTATTACCATGTAGAAATTCCATCATGGGTAAATAATAGATTTATTTACGGAGGTAAAACTTATTTATAAACAAAAAAATAAAAGCTAAACCTGAAAGGTAATTACAGCAATTAGCTCATATGTATTTTTAATAATTTTGATACAAAAAAAACAATATATGCAAGAAAAAAATATAACACCCTGGGGAGAAATAGGCTACATTACATTTAAAAGAACCTATGCAAGAAAACTATCTGAAAATTCTAATAAAACTGAAGAGCTATCTGATGTTATAAGTAGAGAATTAAACTCTTGTAAAAAACAATTAAAAATTGATTTTAGTCAAGATGAAATTGATTATTATAGAAAGACAAGAGAGTTGTTGAAATGGTCTGTAGCTGGACGTTTTATGTGGCAATTAGGAACTAAAACAGTAGATAAATTAGGATTACCTAGTTTACAAAATTGTGCTGGAGTAGTTGTAGATAGTCCTATTAGACCTTTTACCTGGGCTTTTGAAATGTTAATGCTAGGATCGGGTGTTGGATATAATATTCAAAAAGAATATGTATATCAGTTACCAAAGCTTAAAAACAAAATAGACATTAAAAGACTTGACACTAAAGATGCTGACTTCATAGTTCCTGACACAAGAGAAGGTTGGATTAAGCTTTTAGGCAAAACTTTAAAAGCTCATTTTTATTCTGGAGAAGGATTTACTTATAGTACTCAATTAATCAGAGGCAAGGGGGCTCCAATAAAATCATTTGGAGGTTCAGCTAGTGGTCCAGAAGAATTATGTTGGGGTATTGAAGAAATTCATAAAATTTTAAATTCAAGAAGTAATCAAAAGTTACGTCCAATAGATTGTCTTGATGTAATGAATATTATTGGATTTATAGTTGTATCTGGAAATGTTAGAAGAAGTGCTCAAATAGCAATTGGAGATTATGATGATTTAGATTTTCTTAAAGCTAAAAGATGGGATTTAGGTTCAATACCTAATTGGAGAGCCATGTCTAATAATTCTATTGCTTGTGATGATACTAATATGTTAACAGATGAGTTCTGGCAAACATATCAACAAGGAGAACCTTATGGATTTATAAATTTAAGATTGGCAAGATCTATTGGCAGAACAGGTGAAACAGCATATCCTGATAAAGATGTAGTTGTTTTTAATCCTTGTGCTGAGCAATCATTAGCTAATTATGAAACTTGTTGTTTAAGTGAAATTTATTTACCAAACATTGATTCAATAGAAGAATTTTTATCAATACTTAAGCTAACTTATACTGTTAATAAACATTCATTAAGATTGCATTGTTCATTAAAAGAAACTCAAGATATAGTTCATAGAAATATGAGAATGGGAATAGGCATAACAGGAATACTTCAGTCTTCAGAAGAGCAAATGAATTGGTTAAATACAGGTTATGAATACATAAGAAAGTATGATGCTCATTATTCAAAAATGATGGGTTGGCCGGAAAGTGTAAAATTAACTACCGTTAGTAATTTAGCGGCTTAAGATAGTAATATCTTAATGAAGAACTATGTAAATTGCTGGAAAAGCTAAGTTAAAAG